ATCAAGGCAGAAGCTAAGTCAAACTCTCGTAATGCTTACACAGCTAATAAATTCCTTGTAGACGCTGGTTGGCGTCCTAAAGAAGAAAACAAGAATACCAAAGGGCGACCTACTAAAGATCAGGTCCAAAGAGAAGCCAGAAAGATGGCTCAAACAGAAACAGATTTTAATTCTGATTTCGAAAGGATAATGAACTGATGGCTAAACGACCTCTCTTGAAGAACCAGCAGCGTAAGACAGACGAGAACGTCAACGCAAAAGCTAAGACTAATTACAATTCTTCCTCATCTACTAAGAAGGACAACCCTCCTAAACCTAGGGCTAAACCTAAGACTAACTCTAGTCAAACTGCTAAGAAGGTTAATCCTCCTAAACCTAGGGTTAAACCTAAGACTTCGAAAACTACTTCGACCGCTAAGGGTCGTGGTCCTAAGGATACTAAAGATACTAAAAATACTAAGAGGCAAGTAGGAGGAGGTCCTTCTCAGAAATCTGCTTCTAAGTCTTCTAAGTCTTCTCCGACTCGTAAACCCGGAGGTCCTTCTCAGAAAGCAAATGCTGCTTCTAAATCTTCTTCAGGACCTAGGTCTGAGGTTACAAAGAAGGGTAAAGGTAAGTCCAATCCAAAGTCTAACACAGGAGCCAAAGGTAATCGTATTGACGCTGGTATGACTAAGAGGTCTGCTTCTAAAAAGAATGCTTCTAAGTCTTCTTCTAAAGCTACTTCGAGTGCTCGGTCATTGGCAGATAAAGATACAAAGAAGCAGTACTCTCGTACCACGACTCCACGGAGGCGGTAACTGATGACACCTAAATCCCACGATAGAGAATTGGGTGAGGTTAGGACAGAGATTAAACAATTACAATCAGACATCTCTGATATCAAAGCTACCCAACAAGAACTCCGAGATACTCTCATAGGCACCAAAGGAGCTTGGAAGACTCTTACAGTCGCAGCGACTATAATTGTTTCTGTCTTTTCTGGTATTCTTGTTAAACTCTCAGGAATGGTGTTTGGTAATTAACATGGCTTCTAAAAATACTTCTAAAAATACTTCTAAGATAGACCAGATCAGAGAAGCAGCAGAAGCCGATCTAGTCACATTCATCAAGCTCGTTCACCCTATGCGTCTTCTAGGACACCTACACGAAGATGTAATAGCGTGGTGGACCAGACAAGACTCTAAATCACATCAACTAGTTCTGTTCCCACGAGATCACGGTAAGAGCGCTATGGTTGCCTACCGAGTAGCTTGGGAATTAACAAAGAACCCTACTCTTCGTATTCTCTACATCTCAGCTACACAGAATCTCGCTAACAAGCAGTTAGGGTTCATCAAGTCCATTCTGACCTCAGAGATCTATCGTAGATACTGGCCAGACATGGTTAATGAACAGGAGACACAGCGTGAGAAGTGGACAGAGACAGAAATCTCGGTTGATCACCCACAAAGAAAAGCCGAGGCTATTAGAGACCCTAGTATCTTCACATCGGGTCTTACTGGTACTATTACTGGTCTTCACTGCGACATCGCCGTTATGGATGATGTTGTAGTAAAGGAAAATGCTTATACAGAAGATGGTCGAGAGAAAGTAAGACATCAGTACTCTTTGTTATCCTCTATTGAGTCTGCAGAAGCCAGAGAATGGATTGTAGGCACTCGGTACCACCCTAACGACTTGTACAACGACCTACACAAGATGGTTGTAGAGCAGTATAACGAAGAAGGGGATATCACGGGTTCAGAAGAACTCTACGAAATCTTTGAGAGGCAGGTAGAAGATAGAGGTGATGGAACAGGACAATTCCTGTGGCCAGTCCAAGTAAGATACGACGGAAAACCCTTTGGATTCTCCAGAGAAATTCTAGCCCGTAAAAGAGCACAATATCTTGATAAAACACAGTTTAGAGCTCAGTACTACAATGATCCTAATGATTATGAAAATGCAGGTATCCGTAGGGAGCACTTTCAATACTATGAGCCTCAATTTCTCTCACGGCGTGGCGGTGCTTGGTTTTACAAGACCAGTCGCCTTAATATCGTCGCTAGTATAGACTTTGCTTGGTCTCTCGCTAAAACAGCAGATTATACTTGTATCATTGTTCTAGGTGTTGACTCAGACCGTAATTACTACGTTCTGGATATCGAAAGATTCAAAACACCTTCTATTAAAGAATACTTTACTCGCATACTTGCTATGCACACAAAGTGGGACTTCAGGAAGCTTATTGCCGAAACCACTGCTGCTCAGGAAGTTATTGTCGAGGATCTCAAGACAAACTATGTAAGACCTTACGGATTGGCTCTTTCGATAGACCACCACAAGCCCACAAGGAATGAAGGTAACAAAGAGGAAAGGATGAGAGCTACTCTCCAACCTCGCTACGAAAACCTTCAGATGTGGCACTACAGAGGTGGTAACGCTCAGGTTCTAGAAGATGAACTCATCGTTCGACACGGAAACCACGACGACGTAAAAGATGCTCTTACAATTGCTATATCGAAAGCAGTAGCACCATCAGGGTCTATGATCGGTATGAGTCAAAACAAAAGACAGCTAACCGGACACAGAAGGTTCGGAGGCATTAGAGGATAATGAATGTCTACTAATAAGACCTTTGACCTAAATCAAGTTCTTGTTCCCGACCAACTGGGCTCAGCTATTGCTAACAAGTACCTCTCTTGGGATAACGCCCGGCAGAGAGCTAAGAGCACATGGAAGGAGATTAGAGATTATGTTTATGCGACGGATACGTCTCAGACTAGCAACTCTCTTACTCCGTGGAGCAATACAACTACTATCCCAAAGCTCTGTCAAATCCGCGACAATCTTCTGGCAAACTACGAACAATCTCTATTCCCTAAACGCAAGTGGATCGAGTGGCTTGGTAATTCGGAAGATGAAGAAGAGAAGAAAAAGAAAGACGCAATCGAAGCTTACATGACTTGGGTAACCAGTCGTAACGAGTTTCGTAATTGCATGATCTCTCTCCTACAGGATTATATCGAAAATGGTAACGCTTTGGCTACTTCTGTTTGGTCTGATGGGAGGATTGAGCACGCCGATGGGCAAGTTGATACCGGATATGTCGGCCCCCTCGCGGTACGCATTTCACCCTACGACATCGTATTTAATCCGTTGGCCACCGACATTCGTAGGACTCCAAAGATATATCGAAATCTCTACTCGCTAGGCGAAGTAGCCAAGATGGTAGAGCACGAACACGACGTCGAAGCTAAAGAGGCTATGAAGGGTGTGTTCGACTACATGATGGAATACAGGGCTCGTGCAGGAGCCCATCAAGCTGGTACACACGAGAAAGAAGACTGGATGCAGATAGACGGCTTCGGTACTTTCCACGAGTACCTGACGTCTGATTACTGCGAGATTCTCAAGTTCTACGGAGACATGTATGATCAAGAATCAGGAATCCTCTACGAGAACCATGAGATTTGGGTCTTGGACAGACATAAGATATTTCTTAAGCGGCCTGTTCGTGGAGACTTTGGTTACGCCGAAATATATCATAGTCCTTGGCGTCGTCGCCCTGATAACCTTTGGGGTATGGGTCCTCTAGAAAACCTAGTAGGTATGCAGTACCGAATTGACCACGTAGAAAACTCTAAAGCTGACCTCCTTGATCTTCTTGTTGTTCCTCCTTTGAAAATCAAAGGTTACGTTCAGGACTTCGAATGGGGTCCTATGGAGAAGATTGAAGTAGGTGATGACGGGGACGTAGAACTCCTCCAATCTACTTTCGATAGTCAGAAGCTCAATCTCGAAGTAAACCTGTACCAAGAGCAGATGGAACAGATGGCTGGTGCTCCCAAGGAAGCTATGGGCTTTCGTACACCGGGAGAGAAGACAGCCTTCGAAATCCAGAAGCTGGAGAATGCTTCTGCTAGGATCTTCCAGACTAAGATACAACAGTTCGAGAGAGATATTATCGAGCCTCTTCTAAATTCTATGTTATCTCTGGCTAGAAACAACGTAGACTCAATTACTGTTCGCGTACTCGACGACGAGAAGTTTGTTTCCTTCCTAGATCTCTCTAAGGAGCAGATCACAGGCATAGGTTCTCTTCGTCCCTTCGCTGCCCAGCACTTCGCTGAGAAAGCTGAAAGAGTACAGAATATAACAAACTTCTGGGCCTCTGGTGTAGCACAAGATCAAATGGTAGCTGTACACTGGTCTGGATTAAAGCTTTCCAAACTGTTCGAAGAACTCTTCGATCTGGAAGACTATAATGTCGTGTCACCTTATATACGGGTGGCTGAACAAGCTGACATGCAACGTCAGATGCAAGCCCTTCAGGAACAGGTAGCTGTAGAAGCTGGCCAACCTGCTGGAGTGGCAGAAGACGACTTTGATGAGGAAGTCTAACAAGGAGGTCTAATGAGACATTTGCCTAGACCACAAGGCATAGCGATAAAAGGTATCTGGACAAAAGGTATCACAGATCAAAAACAAAAGGATGACTTTCAGACCGCACTAGTACACGATACACTAATTTTGGGTAGGCTTGACGAAATCTTAGATGATATGCTTATCCAATTGGACCGCTCAGAAGGAACTGCCGACGACTACGACAATCCATCTTGGGCTTATAAGACTGCAGACCGAATTGGCAGACGTAGGTCTATTATGGCTGTAAAAGAGTTAATCTCTCCAGCCGTCGCAAAGTTAACTGGGAAGGACCAATAACCCATGTCTACAAAAGAATTGTTCTCGGAAGAGAATAACGATCCAACTCCTCCTAAGGTAGAAGACAAAAACTACCTAGAAGAACTTGTTGGTGAAGGTAAGAAGTTCGCATCAGCCGAAGACCTCGCAAAAGGTAAGGCTCAGTCCGATGCATTCATTGAGCAGCTCAAACGAGAGCAGAAAGAGCTCAGGGAAGCATTGTCAGAGTCTAAGTCTATAGAGGAACACTTGAATGACCTCAGGAGTGCTGTAGTAACTCACAATAAGAAAGAAGAGAATATCCGCGAGATGACTAACGACCCAAACGAAGGTGACAACAAACCACCGGAAACACCTGCGCAGAAAATTCCTTCTCCTGACGACATCCGTTCCATGGTGGAACAGGAAGTCACCCGTCGCCAATCGAAAGCACAGCTTGACCAGAATCTTAATTCTGTTATTGCTGATGCAAAGCGTATTCACGGTGACAACTACAAACAGGCACTATCTCAGAAAGCAGAAGAAGTAGGTTCTACACCTGATGAAATGTTCGAGATAGCTCAGAAGAATCCTAAACTCTTTAAATCCATTATGGGTCTGGATGGAGAAGCAACTCAGAAACCTTCGAACCGAGTGTTCGAGTCGGTTAACACTGATGCCCTCCGCAACCAGAATAAGAATGGACCGCACAAGAAGTATTCGGATTTTGAAGATCTACGAAAGAACAACCCTCAGAAGTATTTCTCACCAGAAATACAGAACGAAATGTTTCGACTTGCCCAAGAGATTGGACCTGATTTTCTTAACTCCTAAATAATCTAAAGGAAAGGTCTCAATATGAGCTGGCAAACTTCCGGCATGGAGCATCTTATCCGTTCAAATCTTTGGTCTAAAGAGATCAAGGATGTGCTCGAAGATGATGTTTTCGCCATGAAGTACGTTCGTATGCTTCAGGACTTCCCTGATGGTGATACAATTAATATACCATCTATCGGTCAGGCAGAAGTATACGACTACGCAGAAGGTCAAGCCGTCAAGTATACCGCAATGGATACTGGTAACTTCACTTTCTCAATCACCGACTATATCCAGTCGGCTACCTACATCACCAACAAGGCTAAGCAGGACTCGTTCTACATGAACGAACTTGTGTCTAGTTTTGTTCCCAAGCAGTCTCGTGCTATTGCCAAGGCAATGGAAGTTGACATTCTGGCCCTCGGCCCTAATTCTCAGACTGCTGCTAACACTAACGCAATCAACGGTGCAGCACATCGTTGGATTGGTTCTGGTACAAACGAAACGCTGTCAGCTACTGACTTCGCTAAAGCTCGCTTTGCTCTCCAGAAGGCTAACGTCCCGATGACTAACCTCGTCGCTATCGTAGATCCTTCAGTTGAGTTCGCTCTGTCTACCGCTACCAACCTTGTAAACGTAAGCAACAACCCTCAGTGGGAAGGTGTCGTCCGAGACGGTATGTCCACTGGTATGCAGTTCCGCTTTAACATCTACGGCTTTGACGTATATGTATCGCAGAACCTCAAGGTGAATACTGCTACAGAGAATATTGGTTCTCCGTCTACAGCCGTAGGCGCAGTTAACAACCTCTTCTTCTCTGCTGCTTCTGATGTTAACCCCTTCATCGGGTCTATCCGTCAGGCACCTAAGGTTGACTCTGAGTACAACAAGGACTTCCAGCGTGACGAATACGTAACGACTTGTCGCTACGGCTTCAAACTCTACCGTCCTGAAAACATGATCTGTGTCGTTACTGACACCGACCAAGTGTAAGGAGAACACATCATGGCTAATACATGGATGAATGCTGATGGTCTCTTTGTTAAGTTTGGTCCTGCCGAAGCCGATAAGGCTGCTGGTGGTCAACCAAGCACAGGAGGTGACCACGAGGTCATCGAGTTCGATATTGATTATACCGAGCTGTTGTCTGCTACTGCCGCTATTGTTGGCAGTGTAGGTACACCGGGAGCATTTGGGGTAGTTGTACCCGAAGGTGCTCGCCTGCTTTCCCTTGAATTTGAAGTCGAAACAGCCTTCACGTCCTCGGGTACTATTGGATCAGCAACTCTGGTTACTGGTACAGTAAAAGCTGCAGATCGGTCTACTGCTATCGACGTAGATGGTTTCACAACTACTTCCGCTACTGGTACAGCCCTTGGTCTTGCGACCGTAGGTACTGTCACCAAGATTGCTGTTGGCTCTACTGGAGCTGGCGCTGATCTAGGTACGGAGCTTACTGAGGAAGGTGTCTTCGTGGCAGCTAACTCAACCCATGCTTCCCACCCTTACACAGCAGGTAAGCTTCGTGCTCGCCTCGCATATCGTGTAGCATAAGGAGGAGCTAAATATGGCTAATCCTTTCAAAGAGAATACCGTCACAGCGGATAAGGATGGAGCTGGTCTCCTTTCTAATCAACAGGCTAACGTAGCCGATGCAGTAGTAGCTCACTCTATTACTGATGCAGCTGCAGAGCTTGATGCTGCTAACGAAACGGAACTTGAAGGTTTCCTTGATGCTCTGGGAGGTAAGATTAATTCAATCTTGGCTATCCTAGAGGCTCATGGACTCATGAAAGACTCTTAATTTCAACTCTAACAGGAGGGGGCTTCGCGCTCCCTCCATTTTCTTGTTCTATTAAAAGAGGTTCTTTGTGGCTAATCAAACACATTCTGCTATTACTGATCCAGACATACACGAGCCTAAAGGTGTTTCTACAGCCGCTAAAGGCCGTAGTTATCAAGCCGATGGTTCGGGTTCTGGTGTGTGGACACGTCCTCTAATTTTGATTACGTCAGCTTCAACTGCTTCAGTAAGTTCTTTTGATGTAACTGGTCTCTCTGGATACAGAGAATTGATTGTAGTTATAGAGCAAGCTCGTACACAAGCAAAAGATTTAAAACTACGTTTATACAGTACTTCAGCAGCAGCTTGGAGAACTTCAGGTTACTTGAATGGTTACCTTTCTACTTCCGCTGACTTAGATGAGAGCGGTACTCTTGTTTCTGGTATGTACCTAGGTAGTGGTAATAATGATAATCGAGATTACCTGACCAGTGTTACTAGGCTTACAAACTTTAATAACTCTTCAGAGAAAACAATAGGTCTTACTTACGCTGTTTCTACCCAGTATCCGATGACTACAAATGGTACTATCTCCTCTAATACAAAAGGACAGTCTACTACTTCTATTTACAACACTGCTGAAGCCCACGAAGGTATTAGAATTCTTACAGACGGGACAGTAATCTCTAATTTATACTACACAATCTGGGGTATAAAAACATGACACTCCATAAAGATCTGACTAACTCAGAACTCCACGAACAAAAAGGAGCTAGTACTGCTTCCGATCAACAACTCTATTTTGCTAACGGAGCTGGAGTAGGTGGGTGGAAGTCTGTCATCGAGACAGCAGGAAGTTGGGACCATAGTACTAATGTATCCTCAGTAGAATTCACAGGATTAGATAATTACGCTCTGCTTCAGATTGATCTTATTGGGATAACTTTAGATTCTGTGTCTTCTGCAGATCAGCATATTCTTCTTCAAGTAGGTTCGGACTCAGGATATAGCACTTCGTCTAATTATTTTAATCATCACTGGACTGGTAATGGTGAAGATATGGAGTCACTGAGTGGATTTACACTAGGTTACTTTAGGAATAACACACCGGATGATTCCTTTTTAAACTGCTCTTCTTCTTTCCTTACTAATTTTAATATAGCTAGACATTCTATTGTTACAAGCCAAGATATTATGATTGGCTCTAGTTTTACAAGTAATTCTGGAATTGAAAATAGATTACAATGGATAAGGGAAGCAGAAACTTACAATAAAATTAGAATAACTCCTGTTCTTTCAGATTTCTCTGGAGGATCTATTATAGTTTCTGGTTACAGGTACGAAGTCTAATGGCAGTACAACATAAAAATCTTACAGCAGCTCAGCTTCACGAACCTAAAGGAGTCTCTGCAGCGTCTTCTGGGGAATTTAATCTAGCAGATACAGGAGCCAACTCTTGGCAGACTCTACACTATTCAGAAAAGGTTACAGCTTCAGCAAGTGCTTCTATTGTCTTTGATGATCTAGAGAAGCTGAGAGAAGTCTGTCTTACTTTTGATGATCTTCTTGTTTCCGCAAATACCATACTTGCCTTGACAGTCTCTAGTGACAACGGTAGTAGCTATCTAGGTACATCTAGTTACTATGCTTCTTTTAACCAAGATAACGCTAGTGTCATTTCGACTACACTCACACGTCTTGATTTAGCTTCGGTATCTTATGTATCTTATGTTACTGGTAAATTGTTTATCTCTAACTTTAATAAGGCTCTAAAGAGTATTGTTAAAGGACAGATGGCCCGAAATAACGGAGCGGATTTAGGGAATTCCCCTTATACCGAGAATCTCCTTGGTGTTATCAACTCTGCTACAGCGTGGAATGCTCTTAAGATCACACCAGTAACTGGAACACTCACTAGCGGAACTATAACGCTTGAAGGTTTAAAAGGATGAGTATGTCTCGATTTGAATTTTGTTTAAAAGAAGTCCTCCAGTACGAGGGAGGTTTTGTAAACCATCCTAAAGACCCCGGTGGAGCTACTAATAAAGGAGTTACTATCGGCACCTTTAGACTCCACTATCCCGGATCGTCTATACAAGATTTGTTGAATATCACTGATGAGCAAGTAGCCTTGATCTATAAAAAGGGTTATTGGGATAAGATAGATGGAGATGGTTTAGGTCCCGGTGTGGATCTTGCAGTATTTGATTACGCAGTTAACTCAGGTGTAGGTAGAGCTCGTAAAGAGTTCCGAAAGGTTATGAAATTCCACAGGGTGGACGACAAAAAGCTTGTTGATCTTCTTTGTTCTAATCGTTTGTCATTCCTAAAAGGACTAAGTATTTGGAGCACCTTTGGTAAAGGGTGGTCTCGTAGGGTAGAACGTGTCCGTCTTCTTGGAATGAGAGATGCGGGTACGACTTCGGTAACAAAAGTTTCTATTCCAAAACCGGAAGAAGCTCCAGCAAAAGGTTTCGATCTTTTGACAACTATATTAGACTTTATCATGAGGATCTTTTTCAAATGAAATTAGGCAGGTACCCCGGTGGCGGAGGTTGTATAGGTTATTTTCTAGTTCCCCTTTCAATACTCCTAATTATGTTGGTATTACAATGATTGCAATTCTTTCTACACTAGCAGCCAAACTCCCTATAGCTTTTCTAGAACGCTGGTTGACCCACCTAGAAAAGAAAGCAGACTCAGACAACGTACGGTTGATCGAGATGCTCAAGGAGCTCCTAGAAACAAAGAAACTCCAAGCACAGATCGTTATAGCAGAACAGAACCATTGGTACACTGCTATGATCAGACCTCTTATGGCCCTTCCTATTGTTATCTACACATGGAAAGTGGTTGTTTGGGATAAAGTCTTTGGATGGGGTGTTACAGATCCTCTGGGTGATACCATGTCTTGGGTGTTTACAGCAATTGTAGGAGCTTACTTTATCGCTCGTCCTTTTGAAAAGAACAACATGAAAACAAAAGCAGCAGAAACAATTAAGAATTGGAGAAGTTAATAATGGAAAGCTTTATGGAAAACCTTATGGAAAACTTTAATGAATGGTCCACAGTAGTCGCTACCGCAGTTGGTGCAGTCTCTGTTTATGTTTCAGACACATGGGCTAAATACATGGGCCTCTCTAAAAAGAATCGTATTCTAGTTGGCGCTGGAGTATTTTTAGGAATTATAGTACTGGCCACTGTCCTTAATTAAGGAAGCCTTTAATGACTCTTTCTGTAAAACACCTTACTCTT